CATTAACCACCACGACCAGCTGCACGTTGTACTGGACGAGCAGCAATACGATTTACTGATTGTTTAACGAGTTTAGTGGCTTCTCCTTTGCTGAATCCTTTAGCTTGGAGTTGTTTTCGAGCCTTCTTCTTGGACTTCTTAAGAAGTTTCTCTGCATGCCACTTATCAGCGAATGTCATTGGTTTGATTTCTTCTGTCATAGTTCTGTGTGTCCCATAGATGTTAAGTATTCGTCGTTCTTTTCCAGTTCTTTTAAGAAGTCTTCGTAAATACGATGGATGTTAGAAACAATCATTAAACGCTCTTGATAGATTGGTTTCTGATAATCCGTTGGTTCTACAAAGTGTACGAGATAACCTGGATTTATAATCATCATACCTTCTTCAATTTTAATTCGCTTAAACGGACTAAATTGATTGGTATAATTTACACCACCACGTGGATCTAGAATCACCAAATAGCCTGGATTTTCTTCATTCAAGTTGATATAGAAAATACCAGCACCCAGTGTAGCACCATGGTGATGTGGTGTAATTCTGTATGCTGAGTCTGGATGGATGTGACGGAAATAACCCTTTGCGATTCTCATCGGAGGCAAAGGCATCTCTGCGTCTGGACGGAAAACTCTCTCTGATGTTTCGAGCATTTTCTGTTTGACCATAAGCATGGTCTCTGGCAGATTAGGTAACTGCCAAATATCTACACTATTCTTATTAGCAATAGGGAGAATAAGTTTAACATCTTCCTTCAATTGCTGAAGGAATGCATCGTCGAATGGTTTACTGATTGATACTGGAGTAGACCATAGGTGGTGAATAGTTTCTTCACCATTATATTTAAGTACTGTGACGCTACCATCAGCGCACTTTACATCATCTTTAGGCATAGTAATCTCGTAATTGTAGTAATGTATTTATACCATATTGAACTATACTCAAATATAGTTTAATATAGTGTCTGGTGATTACGCACACCAGACAATGCGCCCGCCCCTAAGCGACTAGGTTAAACCAAGTCATAACGTGGATTCATCAATGCCTTCAGCATGATTGCTTCTGGAGTGAATTGCTCAGTGTCGCCACCAAGAACCGCTACCATGATAGCTGGGCTGAACCCAGATACCAAAGCCACACCACGTGTATCGTACTTAACTGGGACGTTATCCTTAGCGTTAAGATTCCAGAACACGATCTTTGGCAGTTCGTATCCTGCATCTTCGAACTTGCGAGACATCATCTTCATCGCTGAGTCGTCGAAACGAGCACATTGATCGAATTGCATGTCTGACATGATCAGAAGCATTTCTGGCATTTCTTCTTGAGGAACATTACCATTCTTGGCAGTAGACAGGATCTTGTCCATAGCCTTAACCAAGTCAGTATTCATGTTCCAGCTAGAAGATGCCATTTGTTGACATTTCTCAACGATGTTACCCTTCAGATGCAAAAGTTCTGGATTGCCAGAGAAAGTCAGGAATGTATCCTTGAACTTACCCTTGTTCTTGTCGGCAACGTACAATCCCAGAGAGATCGCAACATCCATACAAGTAGTCACTGACTTAGAGCCAGAACCACCTGCTGGGCAACTCATGGAGCCAGAAACGTCTACCAAAGGCAACACGTTAGCGTCACCGATGAAGTTTTCCATAGCTTCCCATTGCTTTTGCACAACAACCAATTCGTTTGCGCTGAACTTGTTACGGTATGAACCGATAACACCCTTCAACACATCGTATGGGAACACTGCACCAGCGTTTACCTTAACTTTTGGGTCATCACCCTTAACCAAAGCAGTTACGTACTCAGCGTACTTTGAAGTGTTACGTCCAAAAGCCTTCTTGTAACGAGCATGTGCCACTGATGGAACGTGAGAGAAGTTGATTTCATCCCACTCCTTGGCACACATGCTTTGTTCAACCACTTTAGTCATTTCGACCAAAGACTTACGGTAGAACTTAGGTGACATACCGAAGAACTCACGAATTTCTCGTGCGACTTCACCTTTACGTGGAGTCCATTTTGCAGCCAAACCATTCTTAGCACGCAATGCGTCACCAAGCATAGTGTAGGCTTGTGCCTTCAGAGGCTGAGTCTTGAAGACGAACAAGTCATCCCAACGACCAACTTCTGGTACTTTCGCCAGTAGCTTTGCAGCTAGATCTGGACGAGTGTTTTCTAATTGAACCATGATTTGACGGAACAATTCACGTTCACCAGCACCACCACGTGCGTCACGTAGCCACAAAGCCAAGCGCAAGGCAAGGTCTTGATCTTCTACTAGAGCAGCAGTGAATTCTCGGGTGATGTTCTTGCCACGTGATGCGCCAGCTTTGAAGAACAGGTCTACAAGAGCATTGGCAGTGGACTTACGAGCAAGCATACCATTTTCGGTACGTGCTTCTTGATTAACAACGGCATTAACAAAAGTGTTCATATATTTCTTTCAAGTAACAGGCGAGGATTCGCCTAAAGACAACAGGTTAGTTTCCTTCTTTTTGTTTTGTCAGTGAGAACTCGAAACTCACTTAGAAAGAGCAGTCACACGATAGCCACCTTCAAAGCCCATACAGGCTCCAGCGACTAACATCAGCATCTTTCAGTTCGTAGTGGTAGCTTTCGCCACCATTAGTATGTTTGCTGAACCTAACCTAACGAAACTCTATTCTACATCAACTGAAGAATAAAGTCAACAACAACGGGATGTTCGGGTTAATGATTTTAGTTTCTTAAACTATCGTGCTCCTTTCGGCTTAGCCCCACGAGAATCGTCCAGTTCACTGGCATAACCTATGCGATAGGTACGTTGGTACACATTCGGGTGTAACTCTCTGAATCCTAATAGGGTTCACAAGGCATAAGAGCATGCAAGAATCTTTACCAGCCTAGTTTCAGTTATTACGCCTTACGACGTTTCCTCCTATTGAAACTACTCTTAGACAGTATATTTTAATATGCTGTAATCATCCCAATTCAGACTAAATTATACATCAACTTACATTGCAAGTCAACACTTATGCTGCTTTGCGATTAGACAAGATGTGTTTCATTCTGTCAGCGCAGTAAGATGCAGCGAATGCGTTTGGTTTAACCAAAGGAATCACGTTGCACATACCACGAATGTAGCCAGTTGCTTCGTTGATAACGCAAGAACTACCATGCATTTCGTTAGGGTTGATGTCCAAGTGGACTTCCACTTCTCTATCTTCCAAAACATCATGTAGTTTTTGATACAACTCTGCAATCTTGTAAACTTCATTCATCAAACGCATACGTGGACGATTCTTCTTTTGATCGTAGTCACGTTCACGTTGTACTTCACCGAAAATCTTGCAGCCGTGTTTACCATCAATGTGAACAACAACAGCAAGCGTGTAATCTGCATACCAGTCTTTACCAATATTAAATCGTTCAGAATCTCCACCAATGTAGATTTTAGTTTCTGGACTTTGAGTCTCGATGAATGCTTTAACTTCATCGATATCGATTTTACGCATATTACACCTCTTTTCACCTCATTAAAAAATTGGAGCGGGATGCGAGAATCGAACTCGCAACTCTAACTTGGAAGGATAGCATTTTACCACTAAACTAATCCCGCAATATTTGGCGAGCCGAGAGGGATTCGAACCCCCAACATATGGTTTTGGAGACCATCGTTCTGCCAATTGGAACTATCGACTCAATTGTGTCAAGACCTCTTGGGTCTCATCATTATTTCGAGTCAGCTTTTCTTCTGCCTCGCAATTCTGTTTCTTCTTGTTACCCCAGATAGCATCATATCCGTTGTCCCATTTATCTTTATCTTCTGGACGACGTTTGTCGCCTTTACCACCATCACTCATAGTTACTCCATAGAAATATAAAAATTTTGTACTATTCTAGTACTCTGTTTCTCTGACATCTTAGATCTGTATTTGGTTCCAGCAGTCCAAGAAACCATTCTATTTTGTATATTCTTAGCTTCTGCTACTTCGTAGAAGTTTTTACTATACTCTATTAGTTGTTGTTGATCAAACGTATAACATTTATTCAGTGTCATATCAAATTCTGTTTCTTTATCCCAACCAGAAGACTTATGCGTATTATAGAATTTAATACCTGTATCTAAGTCTAGTGCTGGTGTAAGGTAAATTAAACCACAATGAATTAGTTTATAGTCTTTTATTGTTATATCACACACATTAGGATTTCTACCATCAATATGTATTAAACCAGCATTTCTTTCTGGATCGTAAGTATGTTTGGTGAAATAAGTTTCGACTTTAACCTTCGAACGATCAACACCATGCATATTGCAGATAGCATTAGAGAAGTTATCATATAAAGTTTTATCAATATTATATAACTGCGTGCTACGTAATCCAATACCACATCCACCGACATTACATTCTTCGTCAGATAATGCTAGAACATATTCTATGTCAGTATAAAAATTATCTAATATTTTTATCATTATCAATAAACCTAAAAACAGTTGTTATTCTCTCACCACTAGTAACTTGATGTACTCCATGCTCATATATTTCAGTACCAACACCAGCTGGGAATATCAACAATGTATTTTTCTTAGGTTTCATAATGATATTCAACGTCGGTAGATAGAAATCTCCACCAGTATAATTATCACTACAGAATAAGATACCTGTTTTCTTCCACGCTTTCCATTCGTCTATTGGTCCAAAATCAACATGCTGTGGTGAGTAAGAACCTGTGGTGTAAATTAATGTTTCACTAAATGTTACATTACCAAAATCCTTAATCTGCTTGAATGGTAGTTTAGCGTGTTTTATTGTATTAACATTGGGAGAATACTCAACAGCTTCTGCCTTAGATTTATCCAAGGAAACTAAAAAGTTATCTAACTCTTCCAGATCAAGATAGTCGGGGATTATAGTTATCATAGTTTTGGTGCTGCTTGTCGGGTTCGAACTGACGACCTCATCATTACTAGTGATGTGCTCTACCAACTGAGCTAAAGCAGCATTTTATTAAATTGGAATCCAGTGGTTAAGATCAAAACAATGCGGTAATTTGAACAATACATCTGCTGGAATAATATCAAACGCTATTGTTATTCTAGGTTTGTCTTCATTCCACTCAGAAGATCTATGTTCATCACCATCACTGGGGCTAATAACAAGCAGATTATCTTTGCTTGGTATTTCTATTTCTTGTTCATTCACTCTGTATGTAGTCTTAGAGTTTGGCTCAGTGTCTACACAATAAAATCCATGCCAAGTATCATACTTCTCTGGCCAATGACGGTGCCAATCAATAAACTCACCTCTACGATAAAAATTTAACCATGCCTGTGCATAGTATTTTCTATCATTGATACCATCTCTATGATATCTACATTGATGAAATGTTTCTTTGATGCTATTAAACAAGTCATGAGAACCTGGAACTGCATACATAAAATAATTGTACTTAGTGTACAAATCATAGAGCATAGTAGATTGACCATTATGATCGTCTTCACTAAAACTTCTCTTAATGAATTCATACATTATGTTAGCAGAATTTCTCTGCTGTTCTATGTTCAACTCAAGATTTCTTGTGTACACATATTCGTTGTGTAATTGCAGATCCACATCTTCTCCATTATCTTGGCTCCCCTACGTGGGCTCGAACCACGGACATTTTGATTAACAGTCAAACGCTCTACCAACTGAGCTATAGGAGAATAAACTTGGTGCCCCCAGCGAGACTCGAACTCGCACGCCTCTCGGCACTGGCTTCTAAGACCAGCGTGTCTGCCATTCCACCACAGGGGCATTCATTACTACTTATATTGGTCCGTGTAGCAGGATTCGAACCTGCGACCCTCTGGTCCCAAACCAGATGCGCTACCAGACTGCGCTACACACGGATAAATTGGTGCATCGTGACAGTTTCGAACTGCCGACCCGCTGCGTGTAAGGCAGCCGCTCTACCACTGAGCTAACGATGCGAAATTAGTTACACACTACTTATCTTATTATACGCCATGTGTAAGGGCGAGGCTCTGGTGGTGATAGAGAGACTTGAACTCCCAACAATCACCGTATGAAGGTGGTGTTCTACCATTGAACTATATCACCATATTGAAACACACTTATCGGAATTGAACCGATGACCAGAGTAAGACTCCAGCTATGCTCCACATAAACGCTTAGCCTCAGCGTCAGTATGCTTCAATATGGTGCCCCAGTACGGAATTGAACCGCATTTTGATGCTTACAAGGCAACTGTAATAGCCATTATACTACAAGGGCAAAATAACAGAATCGCTTTTTACGTGCTACCATTACACCACACAGAAGACCAACTCTGCGCTGGGATTCGAACCCAGACCCTCTTTTTTACAGAAAGATTATTTTAATTGCTGTAACGATTCTAATGGTCTTAATTGGTTGCGGGTCGTGGTAACGCTCCACGCTCGAGATGGCTTATGAGACCATTCGGGTCAACTTGACCTACCCGCAATAATAAATTTGTAAGTTGTTCCACCACGTTATTGGAACCATTCACCCATCAGTTATGTGCACAGGGAGTCGGTACGCTACTTGGGATACTTGACAGATGCTTCTAGGTTTTGCTAGGGTATTGCGCCCCTCATCTCTTTACACTGCATGGATCTTCGAAGAATCCTTAGCAGTGTGTCTTTCTCTTGCTAACACTTACAAAACTTGGCGGTCTCAGGGGGTAACGATCCCCCTCCTCAGCAGTGACAGTGCTGTGTGCGTCCATGAACACCTTGAGACCTGAATATGTGGCATTACGAACTTTAGCCGTATCTCTACGTGGATACCGAAAAGAACAACTGGCGTTGCCCCGATTAACACGCCTGTCTCTAAAACAGGATTAACAAGCAGCTGACGCTGCCCGAACTGGTGGAGATTCTTGGAATCGAACCAAGTGTGCCATAAGGCGACGGATTTACAGTCCGCTGCAGTCACCAATGCTGCTCAATCTCCATAATATGGTACTCCGTGGGGGAATCGAACCCCTCCTTCCTGCCGTGAAAGGGCAGTGTCCTAGCCGATAGACGAACGGAGCATTTCAAACTAAACATTATTATACATCAACCTGCCCTGCAAGTCAACAACTAACTGGAATCTGGGGTGGGATTTGAACCCACGACTTTACGGATTTGCAATCCGTTCCAATTGACCACTCTGGCACCCAGACATAAATTTGGTGGGCTGACTGAGAATTGAACTCAGACTCGATCGATTATGAGTCGACTGCTTTACCATTAAGCTATCAGCCCGAATGGTGCGCCCAGAGGGATTCGAACCCCCGACATGCGGTGTAGAAGACCGCTGTTCTATCCAGCTGAACTATAGGCGCATAACTTGGTGCGAGAAGAGGGACTCGAACCCTCAAGCCTGACGGCGGCAGATTTTAAGTCTGCTGTGTATACCATTCCACCATTCTCGCAATTTGGCGGAGAGTGTGGGAATCGAACCCACGCACCGTATCACTACGATGACAGATTAGCAATCTGCTGCATTACCATCCTGCCCACTCTCCATTTATCTTATACGTCTTATCAGTCTCAACCAATAATACTTCAATCCACGAATCGGGATGTCAAACGCAAAGCCCACTTCTTTAGGAATGGAGCCATACGCTTTGTTCAATGTGTCTTCTGCTTTTGGCATTCCATTCTCCTAATGTTAGTGATTACCTTTTGTCTTGAAGCCCACGATACCACCTTCGTCATTGATTCGTTGAATCACGTCTTCAAACAAGATGGGTCTGAAGTCTGTTTGTTCGACGCAGACGCAGTGGTATCGTGGATCAACTTTCGTTCCTTGCATCACTCGGTTGCTGTGAGTATGTCCATGGATGTTAGTGCCAAAACGCTCTAACTGACTTTCGTGCACAGGGATGTGACTTAAAATCATTCCATTCATCACATGGTATCCACGAATGTCTCTGAAGAACGGAGTGTATTCTTCCATTCTAAAGATGTCATGGTTACCTTTGATTAAGACTTTATCACCATTTAAGCGATGCATAATCTTTAATGCTTTGCGGTTGATAACGACATCGCCTAAGTGATAAACTTTATCAGTTGGCTTTACTGTTTCGTTCCAACGCTTTACCATTTCTTCGTCCATTTCTTCTGGACTGTCCCATGGTCTTAACTTCGTAACACCATCGGCTTGCATGAACTTACATACGCCTAAGTGTCCGAAGTGCGTATCACTTGTTAAAAATACACTTGGCATAATATACTCCATTTAGGTTAAACAACAGGATCCTTATTTTTCAATTACAAGTTGAATTTTTTTGATTGCTGGACGGATCCTAAAAGTGGCGGAAAGCAGAGGAGTCGAACCCCATCCCATTTCTGAGAACCGAGTTTTCAAGGCTCGTCGCCGCACCAACGCAGCTGCATTACTTTCCATAATTGGCGGAGATAGTAGGATTTGAACCCACGAACCCTTTCGGGTTGCTTGTTTTCTAGACAAGTGCCATAAACCAGACTCGACCATATCTCCATAAACAACAGGATTCGCTTTTTCTTTATTCCAAAAAGATTTTTATTTGCTGAATGAATCCTAAAAACTGGTGCGGGCAGAGAGAATCGAACTCTCAACTAATGCTTGGCAAGCACTGATTTTACCATTAAACTATGCACGCAAAACTTGGTACCTCGTGATGGAATCAAACCACCGTCTCAGCGTTCGTAGCACCGTATACTATTCATTGTACTAACGAGGCATAAATTAGTGCACATCGATCAATTGGGACTCTTACCCCAGCATTTCTCAACTTGTGCAACCAAGCTGACGCAGTATACACTGCAAAGACGACCGAGATGGCGAGATCGTCTACTGTTTACTTTTCGGTTAATTACGCCGACTAATTCTTGGTCTCCGTAGAAGGATTCGAACCTTCACCCCACCGCCCCAAACGGCGAGTGCAACCTGATAACACTTTACAGAGATAACTTGGTACTGCGTATGGGTAACGATCCCATCTAGTCACCTTGAAAGGGTGATGACCTCACCTGAAGTCGAACGCAGTGTAATTTGGTGGAGACCGAGGAAATCGAATCCTTCTAGACATCCTCCTTGCAAGGGAGAACCGTAGCCCACTACTGTCCCCAAATTAGGGTTAGTTTCTATATCACCCATTGAAACTAACAAACATTGAGAAAACTATGTAACTAGCACATAGCCACTATTTGCTCTGGCTCCGAGTATGAGAATCGAACTCATCTAACCATTGATTAACAGTCAAGCCCATGCACCTTGCTCGGGTTTCTCGGAATAAAAACAACAGGATGATTTTGACGAACATGTCAAATTAAAAGTTTGGTGTTCTTGTTAATTGCAGAACTCATCCTAAAACTGGTACCCGATAGTGGTAACGATCCACTCGCCTATCGCTTATCAAGCGATTGCTCTACCTCTGAGCTAATCGGGTATATTCTTCTGGTGCCGATACCAAGAGTCGAACTTGGGACACATAGATTTTCAGTCTACTGCTCTACCACCTGAGCTATATCGGCAAAAATTCTTTGGGGTGTCTAATGAGGATCGAACTCATGCGAACAGAATCACAATCTGTGATGCTACCATTACATCATAGACACCCTAAAGAACTCTTGGTAGGGGCACAGAGAATCGAACTCTGATTACATGGTTAAAAGCCACGTACTTTAGCCGTTAAGTTATACCCCCATATTGGTCCACTCGGTGAGATTCGAACTCACACCTCATTGATTAAGAGTCAAGTGCGCTACCGTTAACGCTACAAGTGGGTTGTCGTAATTATTTTGATTTTACGTGCCAACCCAAGACCAATACGGGATCTTGAGTGACACTAGCGTTTGCCTCGTTTCATGCTACTCTCCTTAAAATTAAACTAACCAAATAAAAACATACTACTCATCTGCTTTCGCAATTTGATTGTTCGGCAGTATATTTTTATTTGGCACCCGAGGTAGGAATCGAACCTACAATAACAGAGTCAAAGTCTGGTGTGTTACCACTACACTACTCGGGAACAATGAGACATCAGCATCAGCGAACCAACACTGATGTCTCGTAAAAACTGGCGCAGATTGTTAAAGATCATTTCAGTAAGTCTTTCGACTAACTAAGGGATTGAATTCTACAGTAAGTTTACTATAAAGTCAACACCTTCAAAAATAACCCTACAAGATTGTAGAGTATAAAACAAAAAACCCTCTGGACTTTCATCTCAGAGGGTTTTGGTAAAGAGACCTAATCGTCGTCTTACATCTTCTTACCAAAACCCCCAGTATCCTCAATCGCATAGCCTACAAATGATGGGCGTGTGCTTGTCCATCCGTTATTCAACGGTAGCTGTTTATGCATTCTGGAACAAACTATTTTTAACATGATTGAATTCTACTATACCTTTTGATTAAAGTCAAGTGTAAAACCCTACACCCTGTAAGGTTTTTTACTCTCGATCTATTTAGACATTATTTTAGCTCAAAGAGCCATTAAAGTCAAGTTTTTTGAAATTTATTTTATCAGCTGTGCTACACAGTCTGGGACAACTGGGACATCCATTCTTTCTGGATGCCACACGACACCGTAGATTGGAAGATGTTCGTGTCTGAATGCCTCAACAGTTTGATCTGCTTCGTGCATTGCAATTGGAATCATACCCTTGCCAAGTTTTCTTATTGTCTGTCCATGATAGCTATTGACAATAACTTTCTTGCCATCCATTACAACTTCATGATCTGTATCATCGTGTAATGGAATCCTTGTTGGATCGATATCATTGACACCACCAGTTAGATCATTGATTGCGAAAGCACCATGACAAACACCAAGAATAGGTTTTCTATTTTTGATTGCATGGTAGAACAGAGTGTTCTCTGTATGGTTTCTCGCAAGCGAATCAGATCCACCTGAAAGAACTAGACAGTCATACTCAGTATCAGGAACAATACCAATGTTCGCCACTGGAATGAGATGATGACTGCTTAGAAAGGAGTACCAACTTCTCTCCAAGCAGTCATACAAGAAATTACTAGGAGGGATCCGAAAATCCCTCTGTGAAATCAAAATTCTCATAACAAAGGGATCAGATATTAAACTCTGGCTTCTTTGCCGTTGAACGCAACGCATAGGTCACGGTGTGGCTCGCCATATGCTTCCATCATGATCGCTTGAACTTCTGGAGATGCAGTCTTGAAGTCACCCAAAGATGTGCAAGAGCATTCGAACAAGTCCCAAACCATTTCTTTAACATAAGACATAGCTTCAGCTTGTGCTTCTGGAGTTGTTACCAACTTCTCAAGCATCAAACGACCAATGTTAGAGTGGAACTTCTCGTCACGAGCAACACGGTCATAACGCTTCTGGATGAACTCGTCACCAGCGCATTGAGCCATTGTCTGCCATACTTTAGCAGCACGACCTTCAGCCATGTATTGGTACATGTGCATCATGATTGGATTATCATGGGCTTCGTACTTCTGGATCAAAGATGCGCCCATACGAACGTCCACTTTGCCATACTCTTTCCAGATTGCTTCTAGATCTGGTGCTTCACCAGTCAAGTGCTCTAGAACTTCGTAAACGATACGGAAGTGTTCAGCTTCGTCCCATGCTTGCTTAGAAAGCAAACGGCATTCTTCTGGGTTAGTCAAAGCTGGTAGTTCAGAAACTTTCTTAGAAAGTTCGATCATGTTCATACGTTCGTTAGACAAACGGATGTGGAAGAAGTTAGCGAGCTTCTCTTTGTCGCCCTTTACTTCGTCGAAGAACTGACGTGTTTGGATCTCAGCCACTTTGTGTAGTGGCATGAAGGATTCCCACAGGTCGTCCAAGAATTCTTTTGCTGGTTTAGCAGTTGCTGTCATTTGATTTTTCCTTTAAGTATAAAAGTTAAAGTGTTGTTGAAATAGAGGTACACCTTGTACCTCATATTCTATTTATAAGAGAAATAGGCTCACTTTTGGTTATTTTTAGATAAAACTGTGTCTACAAGAGGTTGCCACTGCTTTTCACGTGTTTTCAACCACAATTTCATGGCTTCTGGGTTTTGTAGAACCTTGTTTTGAATCAACAAGTTGTCATAGAAGATAGCCTTAACTTCGTCAGAATTCAAAGCCTTAGTGAACTCCTTAGTGTACCACTCGACTACATCTTTCGGTGTGCCAGCTGGAAGCATTAAAGCCCACATTCCAGACACATTGAAGTTAGGGATAGCCGTATCCATAGTTTGGGCTTCTGGGATCTGAGCTAATGGTGTAATACCACTCAACGCCACAACTTGCAATCGACCATCTCTGTAGAATGGATTAGCCACTGCAGATGGAACGATAGCGAATCGCACATGCCCACCAGCTACATCATTCAGTGCATCGTTTGGACCTTTGTGGTCTACACGAACAACATCAGAGAACTGAACTCTTGCAGCAATAGATTCATAGACCAGTCGTGCACCACCGCTTGCAGCAATAGTTATCTTCTCGGTCTTAAGAGCCTGAACCAATTGTTTTGGAGTTTTTACTGGATCGCCAGACTTAGCCACGACAACAAATGGGCTAGTAGCAATATGAGTTGGATAGACAAAACTATCAACATTGTATGAACGACCATCACCTTGAACAGAAACTTTATCCATAGCTGCAATCCCTGGAACAGAGACGTTAGTTACAGAGTAGCCATCAGCTGGACGCTTACTCAATTCTTCAGTACCAATAACACCACCAGCACCTGGACGGTTAATGATAACAAATTTTGCACCAGTGTTTTGTTCAACTTGTTTAGCTAGGACACGGAATGAGATTTCATTCACACTTCCAGGTGTCCATGCCATAATCGCTTCAATCGGTTTCGTCGGTTGCCACGCAAATGCAGAAACAGACATCACCATCAACAAACTAATTACGAGTTTTTTCATATTCTTTCATCATCCTATTCATAAAATCTTCATCAGATTCATAGTTAAAAGACCACTCCCAAATTTTGTTTAAGAGTGGTACGGTTTCATTAAGCAGCCATTTCAAATTTGTAGTCATATGCTTCTTCAACGATCTTAGCTGCTTCTGGAAGGAATGTTGTTCCTTTGGCAGAGATAGCATACAAGTCTTTGCGCATTTGATCAGCCAACTCAGTAGCACGTGCTTGTGCTTCTGGAGTAGTTACTAGCTGTTCTAGTTTCCACTTGCCGATGTTAGAGTGGAATCCTTCGTCACGAGCGATCTTAGCGTAGCGATGGCTAATGAAGTCGTCTTCAATAGTCTCAGCCATTTGATTCCATACGGCTTCTGCACGACCTTCAGCGATTGTTTGATACAATGCTAAAGCTAGATCGTCAGTTTGTGCTTCGTACTTATCCAATAGGCTAGCACCTTTATTCTTAACACGAGTTTCCCAAGATGCAGCAGCTGCTTCTAAGTCAACTTCTTCGCCAGTGATGTGCTCAATAACTTCTTTAACCATACGGTAGTGTTGGGCTTCATCAAGTGCTTGCTTGCTTAGCAACTGAAGTTCTTCAGTGCTAGTGCTCAATGGCATGTCGGCGATTTTCTTGGAGATTTCAATTAGGTTCATACGTTCGTTAACCATACGACCAGTGAAGTGGTCAACAAGAGTTTCCTTGCTTGGGTTAGATTCGAAGTATGCCTTAACCTGCATTGCGCTGGCTTTGAATAGAGGTTCGTTGGCTGCAGCTAGTTCGCTGACAAAGTCTTTTGCGGATTTCATCTTTAATTCCTTTAGATTAGTGGTTAGATAATCGCTGGGTTATTCAACGCTGGGATTTTGTATTCTATTTATAATTCTCAATTCGGCTTGGGTAGGCTTTTCACATATGGTAACCACTGTTTTTGTAGTTCTACCATATCTTTACGAACACCCTTTGGACCGACAGATTTGGGGTCTAGGAAGATGTAGTTCTCTTCCATAAACTTCTTATACTCAGCCGTTTTTATGGCTGCTACGAAATTCTTCTCGTACCACTTAGCGATCTCTGGTGGGGTATTCGGAGGCAGAGCCACATTCCAGCATCCATATACATTTAGACCAGCAACAGAGTCTCTCATTAATGGTACTTCAGCAGGGATACCAGCGAGTTTAGTTTCACCTGCTACACCGATTAACTTAACCTTGCCTGTAGAGACAAGTGTGTTTGCGATAGCGATAGGCATAACTCCAAACTCAGTGCCAGTCTTACCATCATATTGGGCTACACTTGTAACAGCTGGGACTGGACCTTTGAAAATGATTGGTTGAACCTTCTCTTTGTTACCATTAACATTCTGCATAAAATATTCATATGCTAGGTAATGAGCAGAACCACCAACAGCAAAGTTGATCTCACGACCAGATGTAACTTCTTTAACAAGTTCAGGAATGCTATTCACGTTGCTCTTAGAACTGGCAACAAAAGCCATTGGGCTTTTGCCGATGTTAGTGATCAATGTTAAGTCGAGTGGGCTACGTGTGATCAGGTTAGAGAAATGTGCTTCTGAAAATAAGAATCCACTAACGCAAGATGGGATACCAACAGTATAACCATCTGGTGGTGATTCTAGTAACTGCTTCAGCATAATATTACCATCAGCGCCAGCTTTATTAAACAGAGCGAAGGTAGCCTTACCTTTACTCTCGATATGAGAAGTAATCAATCGAGCAGTCACTTCACCACCTGAGCCAGCACTTGTTGGCAACAATACTGTAATTGGTTTTTTAGGATCTGGTTGCCATGCAAAAGCAAGAGCAGGCACCATTATCAATGCTAATAATAATTTCTTCATTTAATTCATTCCTGTGTTAGTGGGACAGTCATACATTTTTCTTAGTTGATTCAATTCTGAGAAGAACTTCTTGATACGCTCTATCATAGAAAATCTTCCATATACAATTTAGTTCCATCTTCTAGATCCATGACCCAATGATGGTCTACGATATGATAGTGAGATGTTTGTACTACTTTATTTGCAGCATAAAAATCAAGACCACAATCTTTTAAGAATTTCTTCTCAGCCCACTTGTGTGTCCTTGGATCAGAAGACAAATACTTTTCTTCATAACGACCAATAGCCCATTTCTGAAAATCTACAGTGTCATAAAACGCCACGAACCTATTAGCAACTTCGTTGGGTAACGCACGTTGCCTTTGAGTCTTAGCCATCTGCCACTTACCATTGATCTCGAGGAAGGATAAAAACTCTGGTACTGTTTTTATCTCTGGACCTGGATAATTATCTATCATAGCGCCCATCAGTTCTACTTGATCTTTAGGTATGTAATCTTGCCATGGCATGGTATATTCTTCATGTTTTAGAGTGAAGTATCTACCAAACAATTGGTCGCCTGGAAAACCATTGACAATTATACCTTCATCAAACATTGGAGTCAAAAGTGGTAGAGAGATATGACAATCAACACCACGTGGTAGAATGTGTTTCTCCATCATGTTACCAGACTCAACAATAGAAGCATAGTTACCGAAAACTTTAAGTTGTTTTGGATGTGCAACCTGCATCAAAGCAAATAGTGCTGTTGTGCTATCTAACCCGCCAGACCAAGAGATGTTTATTTGTTTCCCTGTATCAACTAATGCTTGAGCAGTCTCCAAACAAATTTGAGAAAAGGGTTTGTTGAACGATGAATCGTACTCTGGCAATGGTTCTGGTTTACATGTCTTTAGATAGTGTGGTAGTGTTCCAGTTCGATCCTGAAACATATCCATATTCCCTTGATGCAACCTAGCAGAACCTTTAGGATCCCATTGCTCAAGATTCATTTTTTGATAGATTGGTAGAACTCTATCGAAATGCTCTGATTTGTATGGATCTAATTTCGGAGATTCGATAAGTTTCTGTTCACTTAGTCTATGTACAATACAATTTCTAATCATTCACCTAACCTCAATCTAACTGGGAGTGCATTTTCCTTTATTCCCCAATTACCATTATGATCTGTAACAATAATATATTCTTTATTTTTTATGATTCGTTCTTTGTTATCATGGATGTATTTTATGGTCTGCGGTGATGCTATGATACATCTCTCAGGTATTAAAATCTGAAAGAACTCAGTCCACTTAACAAATTCATCTTCATTTGAAGAATCATACCAGAAGATATCTTTTAAGGTTCTTGTGTTATTATTCACGCATGGGTAGAATGGTATGTTCCATACCCAACCTTTTAGAAAGGGTTCCATATTATCCTATCAAATGTTGCGCCAGTACCATACAAGAGATCCAGACCCAAAGAGTGTTAAACGCAACCAGTGTTGGGAGTAATTTCTTATTGCTCGCCCAGATCAGTGTGACGCTGGTTGCAAGAGTGAAGAAGTATAACCACCAGATCTGAATCCCGAAAATAAGACCTGGAACAATGATGAATGCCTTAGCTGCCCAACTAGCAAACTCTACAGTGTTGTAGTCAGTCCAGTACTCTTTAGTGAACCACATCTTATAACAATCAACAATCTTGCGCCAGTTACTATGAGTATATGTAACACCTATTAGTATTGCCCAAACTGCTGTTGCTGCTAAGATCTGTTCTAGTGTCATTTAGCTTCCTGAATTTGTGATTTATATTTCTTCTGAAACTTTCTAACAGTGGCTAAAGAATTTGTATAAAATTGTTCTGCTGACTCAGAAGGAATTTTCATGCCAGAAATTTTCAGAATTTCGTCACTACCAATCTTGTTCTGAGCATCATTCAAAATAATAGCAATAGCCTTGCGGCGTGTCTCATCCATAGATTTTGGTGCAACAGTGATGTTGAATACATATGGGGCATCAACACCAAGTTCTTTCAAAGTCTTTAGCTTAGGCACAGATGGGATTCTGACAGGACAAGAAGCAGCGAATAGTTGTAACTTAGGGTTTTTATCCTTTAGAGATTCATATAACTCATAGCGATCAATACCTAAAGTCACACCATGGTTGCCAGCCATATTCATGAAGGCGTCATTGTTTGACTTAAAACCGATGTACTTAACATCTAGTTTGTACTTGTCAGCAATAGACAATGCAGTTAGATGGGTAGCGTTACCGAAACCTACTGTACCAACAACCATTTCTTTGTTAGCATTAACTGCTCCATTTGTAACAACTACCCAGCATGCGTTACCCAATGCGTGGATAGGCACATAGTCAGCCTCAACAACCTTACCTGAATTGATGTTGTCTACGAACGCTGCTGCGATAATACCGAGACTATTTGAGTCCATGGCTTTCAGTGCGATTAGCTGATTACCTCCAGGTCTAAATTCAAGAACGAATGTATAGATATGTTGAGCCTTGTTAGCCTCTTCAATAATCTTGTACATTGCAGTAGTGCCAGAGTGTGAAGCACTATAAGGTGACATGATCTTAATTGTTTCAGTAGCAAATGCTGAACTACACAGCATCATTAACATAGCTAGAATTTTTTTCATACTTTCTCCGTTTCAATATTACACTTAACCAAAAAATTCAACCCCTCTTCATTACGATAAGAGTTGCGATAGTACACATGTTTAATACCTGCACCATATATTAATTTAGCACAGTCAACGCATGGTGCGTGAGTGATGAAGATAGAAGCACCTTCACCACTCTCAGAAGATTTAGCCAACTTAGAGATGGCATTAGCTTCTGCGTGGATAACTTCTGGTTTAGTCACATCTTCTGCAACAAGAGTCTGTGGGTTAACATAACGAAACTCGCAGTTGTTATCCCAACCAGCAGGTGTCCCATTATATCCAATAGAAGTTATTCGATTGTCCTTAACAACCACAGCACCAACTTGTAATCGCTTCGCTGAACTCAACTGAGCGAAACGCTCTGCTGTATCCATGAAGGCATCAATCCACTTTTGTTTCATTTTCCAAATCCAAATGGGCACTTACCCTTTTCTTTTTTATCTAGCTCTCTTGCTATAGATTTTTCTCTAACATAGTTATTATATCTTCCAGATTTAATAGATCCATATGAAAGAGGCATAGCAAGATTTTTCTGCATTTCTTCTGCTGACACTAAATGACATTTAACTTCTACATTATCATCAGATAGCGGTAATAAATGAACCATGGGAGTACCACCATAAATTGTAAAGTTTTCAGAATTTTTGTCTACAAACATATTAATATTAGCAGAACTCTGGTCACTAAACCATAATATAGCAGTTGGTATAATGAAGTTTCTAGAAAAATTATGGATATTCCAATCAGCAGGTTTCCATAAAAATCTAACTCCAGTTTTTTCTTTTATCAACCATGGACTCTCCATCTTAACATGCATATGGTCTTTATATAAACCAGTGTACTGTTCTTTGGGGTGTGATTCATAATTAAAATGTGGGCTCATCATTCCAATAGCAGATGTGCCATCTGAAGCAGTCTTAGGTTGACAAATAAAATCTGTCCACATTGGCATAATAAACCCACGCTTATACATCTCATTAATTCCATTACACTTTTTAATGGTAGAGATGTCATACTCTATGTTAGTTTGTGGGTGTTTTATTCTTGTATTCGGGCTTAATGATTTAATGTCTTCTGGGTAGTATACAGCAGCCTTACGAATCTTGTAAAGTTCATGGACGCTATCAATATTAGTAAAACAATCTACAACTATCTTCTTTTTCTTAAACCAGAACATCATAATTTCATAATCCTATTAAGCACTTCGTTAGCTTCTTTCATACCATCTTCTTCCATCTCTTCATCAAACAACTCATCTTTAGCCATCTGTATCATAACCAAGACTCGCATTGCATCATCTTGGTTCATACTATCAAGCATCATCTTAAACTCATCTTCATGAAGGTTCAGAAGAAAGAGAAGAAAGTCACGATCTTCGTCTTCAAGATGTCGCACTTTTCTTTTCGACTGGTGGTAGGAATCCAGCTTCAGTTACCAATTTAAGAGTAATCTTCTTGAACATCTTATGAAGAGTCTGGTCTTTGATAGCAATAAGAACATCAGCCTCTGACGGATGTACACCCTCAAGTAGAGAGATGAATAACGACTCACGCTTTAGTGGAGTTAGATCAGCACGACAGAAAACATACATACGACGCATCTCACTGAACAAGTTTGTTGGGGTCATACCCAATGGTTCAGCTGCTGGTTTGAATGGTGGTGTACCTTCTGGAAGAATCATCTTCTTCGCTGGATCGAATGCATACTCGAATGCCAGCTTCAAAACGGCATCGCCCTTGTAGTTGTTGATAGCTTTTGGATCATCATTAATCTCCTCAAGCATCTGTGTCAGATATTTTCTCATTAAAAGTCCTCTAGGTCATCCAAAAGCAGACGGCACTTATGTTCGATCAGATAATTCATAATCGACATCTTGTCGCCCTTTGGTTTGTTATTTAGATATGTCGTAACGATCTCTTCCTCGACATCTGGTGGGATGTTATCGAATGCCACTAGAACAGAGTTGCGTTTCCAGTTACGCTTCTCATCGTCAGTGCGACAAGCATCATATCCTGATTCAATAAATTCAGCAAGTCGTTTAGCTGAAACTGGCTTCTGACGATCTCCTACAACGAACACATCATCTTTAGACAGGATGTTTGGAATACCGTCACCAGCATCGCCTTTAACGATGTGCTCAATCATAAACCCTTGGATCTCTTTCTTCGTTGCATTGATGTACTTCTTCTGCATCGGAGACCATTGGTTTACATTTGGATAAAGTTGTAGTTGTTTGAAGTCTTTATCAGAAGAAAGAATCAGAACTTTCTGAGACTCTTCAACAAGACCTTCTTGAACGAGTTGGTTAGTCTGAACCCACTTGGTCATACAAGCGATAACATCATCGGCTTCGGCACGATCTACATGGATAACTCGATAAGGAAAATGCTTGGTGATATCCTCACGCAACTCTGTGAGTGTATCAAAGATAAGTTTCCAGTCTAGATCAGAAGCATCACGATTCTTCTTACGGCTTGCTTTGTAGTGCTCGAAGTATTCTTTACGCCAGTACTTACGACCATCGCAAGCAATGACGATCTCGCCATACTCTTTGCCATACTTCTTCTTGTATGACTTGATAGTGGAAAGAGTCACGTGACGAATAAGGTTCTTAACTTCAGACTCAGTGCCTTTAAGTTCACGTTGGAATGTAAGAATAGTGCTAAGCGCAACTTGGCTATAATCAATTAGAATCATTTTGTTTATCCAGACGTGTGTCTCTTATGTTAAAAAATGCAGAATTGCAATACCTACCATTACCACTTAATGTATTTCTCATATTAGATACAATAGGCTTAACTTCGTGAACTGTGCAAGAAGCTATGATAACAATACGATTATCCATAATTTCTATTGTTGCCTCTTTAGAGGAATTACAAGACTTTAGAACAATCTCACCTCCAGTGAATTGCTTCGGTTCTTTATTGAAGTAATTTAATATTGTAAAGAACGCAATGTCTGTGTGGGGTTTATAGTAATCAGCATTCTCATAGTAAGACAGAAGGTGTGTTTTAGTATTACAGTGGAACAATGACTTGTATAAAGTATTATACGATAAAACTTTTTCTCTAAATGTTTCCTCTGCCATATTGTATATCAGATTGGAAATTAGAGCAGAGTGTTTCCAATCATTGAATACTTCTTCCAAGAAGATTCCACTTTTAGAAGTTTGAATAACACCATTGTCTACTGCAGAAGACAACTCGGTTTCAGTTCGCATAATAGATGGCTTAGTGAGCCACACCAATTCTTTACGAATATCATCGAGTTGAGATTCTGTATAAAAATTATCGATAACGATGGCATCAATACCATCTTCGATATAAGTGAACTCCATTAAAACGCTCCCAGCAAAATACACTCTTCATTCACCCGACCATTTGGAGCAGAAGGTTTGGTTGTCAGTTTCTTAAATGCACCATTCAGAGCACGTTTACCCATAGCAAGACCTTTGAAGAATTCTTCTGGTTTGCGTAGTGTCATAGTCTTGGACTCTTTAACATCGAACCCGAGGATTGTCGTACCCTTAACAGACAGGGTACCACCATCAGACTTATACACAGTAACCTTGCGATACTTAGTATTATACACCCACAACTCAGTTGATGTCAAAATGTCTTCTGGCTTACAAGACTTGAGATTGAGTTCGGCGAAGTCCTTCATGAACTTCATCTTAGAAACTACTTTAGTGGGAGACACTGCTTTGCGTTTACGTGGAGCACGATTAGCCTTAGCAGTTTGTACTTGTTGCTGACAGTCGGAGACAATCTCTTCCAAGAATGCCAAGAACTTCTTTAGTTCTCGTTTGTTGAAGTTAGAGTAACCTTCCACGAGTTGCTCGTCATCTCCAGCAATTGCTTCTTTGATTTCTGGAATGCGTCCAGCGAAGAAGTCACCGATGCGTTTAGCGATGGGCGCAGCAACTTGGTTTGCTGCAAGATAGTTCTTTGTGGAGAACTTTGTTGTTTTTGTAGTTGTGAACTCATCGATAGCACCTTCAATCTCACCTGCCAATTCGTGTGCCTTCTCGTCCATACGATCTTGAATGGATGGAGCAGCAGCCACTGGAACAGCAACTTCTTTGCTTTCTTTAATCTTTTGTGGGAGTTTTTCTTTGGCAATAATCACACGCACCATATTGTCGATGGCATTCATGTGGTCATCACTCAGAGTGTTACCATTGGTTACAAGGCGACACAACGATCCCAGTTGACGGATATCGTGGTCGCTTGCTTTATTGATAGCAAGCACTTCAGTCTTCTTGCCGAGTTTTGCAAAGTATTCGATAGCAAATTTACGACGCTTCTTGTCATCGACATTATCACGATACCATACCAGTGCATTCGTGATAGAAACATTGTAGTTGTCTTGATCCAACATTGGCTCATCGACAGTTTTACGAAGTGTTGCGTGTGCTTTCGCACGTTTTGCGGTAGTCGCCATAGGTTCTTAGCCTCCAAATAATAATATATTATACCGCAATTCAGATTAAATGTCAAGCACTTTTTTGGACTCCAGTCACTTCCTCGTACAGCGTCTCGAAGTCCTCATGGTCTTGTTTTTCCTGAGTGAAGTTCTGTTTGTGGTAAGTCTTTGCAATCTTATTAATAATCTTTTTCGGGAGTTGGAACTCAGCGTTGAGTTCTTTAACAATCTCTCGAATCAAATCGCTCTCTGCCTCTTTGCGAGTCATTGAGTTGCTAATCTCTTGAATAGCGTCCTTAAACTTTTTACGGTCTGCTGGAGATGAAATCATATATTTTTCCTTATTTTACAGATGAAGAATCTACTGCTTCTTTAGTGATCATCTGTGCAAGAATTTCTGCGCCAGAATCATCACTATAAAGTATTGTGCGATCGTCAGAGTAACGACGACGATGTTCTTTAGTTTCCTCAACTCGTGTCATCATACTAGAACGGCGCTCTGCACGTAATTTACGAATACGCTCGTTGTTTTCTTCAATCTCACGCATCACACGTTCGTGTCGTTCTTTCTCAAGACGCACTGTGCGACGATAAGCATAGAAGATACCAAAAGAAATGGTGGCAAGAGCCACCAAGAAACTAATTTCAAAGTAGTCCATTATTTTTTAGAGAATGTGACACCTTCGCCTCGGAAGAACATACCCAAGACGATAACTGAAACCCAAGTATCAAAGTTTGCTGGAATAGCTAACGATGGGAACAGAGTGTTGAGAGAAAAGATGACTGCAAATGGAAATAGTACAATCAACGCAATGGCCAAAGCCACGATCAAAATAATTTTAAGCATAATAACCTTAGTAAGAAATAACTGCGCTCAGACGGAATGAACGCCATTCACCTTTTTCGAGATCGAAGACTCGAACTGCGGATCCAACAGTGCTGCTAGTTTGCGCCTCTGAGGATTTTGGTCGCTTGTCTGTTGGAATCTTAGACTCGACAAGGGTGCATCGCATGGTACGCTCTGTACCATCTGCTTTGGTAAACTTGACAGTGGCTTCGTTAGTGCGCAATTTTTCAAGAATGTTTTCCTTTAGAAGATCTAGGTTAGTTTGTTCAAGCTGCATCATTATCAAATCTCTCTTTCATATTATATAAAAATGGTTTGAAGAATTCCTCAAACTCACGAGTGGTAAAGAACATCTGATAGTTGCTATCGATGATCATTTTGCTACCATCTTCAGACGGCAGTTGGCTCTTGAGTGTAACCTCAATAACATCTCTGTCGTGCTCAAGAACATCAACAGTGGTCAGTAAACCACCACGAAATAGTTCGCCCTTATAAAGAACTTTGCTCATACGAATCCTTCTTGTGTTTAGCTTTGCGAGTGTACTTAACCCTACTCTCAACCACACGCATGCGGTACTTGGGAGTTCTTAGATCCTTCGCTATAAGATCTCGAGGTTTTATAGGGTTATTATACTTCATCTTTCTTTACAAAGCAACTTTCATTGGATTGTCTCATGAGTTGCAAAAGGTGTTAGTTTATCACATAACATCTCAAACAACAGGTGTTCTACAAATTCTAATTCTTCCATTGTGACTGCATCTGGAGGCAACTCTCCTCGCAACACAGCATCCATAACTGCAATACGCTCTTCTGTCATTTCTTCTCTCCAAAAATATTAGACCATTGTTGCAATTTTGCCAGCTTAAGACCTTTAGCCTTCAAGACTGGTGCTTCACGCACAACACCTTTATTGATCATCAAGTCGATCATACACATCAGATCGCCAATTTCTTCTTCGAGATGTTCTCGGTTAGTAACACCATTGTGGTGGTCATCCAACCCGAACCGAAATACCTTGCTGATAGCCTGAGTGACCTCAGCACATTCTTCTTGGGTGATTAGCATAATCTCCCGATTCACATCATTCATATAGTTCTCCAATATCATATTCAAAACGATCTGCCATACGCTTCAGAGTTTCCTCTGGCACGTTGTGAACAGAACCGAATGAGTTCTGACACAGAATCACAGTTGGAATTATACCAAATTCTTTTGCAATGTCAAAGTAAGGTTGCAACTCTTTCTTAGTAGTGAATGTGTTGGACACTACAGGAGAAAAGCCACGTGTCAACAACTTGCGTGTTTCATCTTGACACCACTTGTGGGCTTCGCCCAGCTTCGCTACATCGAATGCGTAGTCTTTACCCCAGAACTGGTCTGTCTCAAGATGCCAATACCATCCGATCAAATTCTTTGCAAGAGTGGACTTACCAGAGCCTGGAAGACCACGTATCAATAACAGTTTCATATTTATTACCTCATGAACCCTAACACAGTGAATTATGCCCTAAGTCAAGTGTTTTGTCAAGGAATAAATGAAAACCCCTCTTTGCAGAGGGGTTATTCTGGTTAGAAAACTAAAGGATTAGTTTATACTGCAATCTGATAAGCACCAGATATGTCAAAGTGTGATGTTGTAGTAGTTGCGCCAACTGGAGTAGAAGACTTCCAAGCAAGGTCTGTAGTGCTACCAGAATAGTAAAGTTTCATTATACTCGAAGAAACATCATGCTCTACTACACCTGCAATGTGGTAAATTGAGTCACCAGCAGTTTGGTGTAGAGTGCCGCCACGAATAGTTGTAGTTGCAATGGCAGGAAATGGTAGCGTAATTTGATACTGGCTTGCTGAACCGAAGTCAGTAGTATTAGCAAAACTCACATTCATTCTAAAGTGACAGATTAGACCCTGAAGAACATATGAGCCAGTAGAAACAGTTCCAGCAAGAGTATTACCACCAACAGTTTTGAATTGTGGATTAAATGTTTCATTGACAGAAACAATACCAAATGGGATGCCACCTGGAGTTACACCATCCGATAAACGGATTGGTTCTGCGCCATTGATATCATAAAAGATTTCACCTTTAACACCGATATAAGTAGAAGCAGTTCTGCCGCCCATTTTATCTGCTAGTAGTTTGAATGTTGTATTTGACATTAGTGTTCCTTAGATTGGTAACCACAACCAAATAGCTTGGCTGATTAGAATAACTGCAAAGGTGCCAACACCAAGACTTGCCTTGTATAGAGAATCCTTAACAGAAAGAATAGATGCAGTCAATAAAACGATTGCGATCTGTAACAATGATCCACCATAAGTGTACCATGGACTACGTTGTTTTGCAACAGCACGTTCTGCTTCTAATGCTCTGGCTTTAGCAAGAAGTTCTTTCTTACCTTCACCAGTGGCTGGATCAGATTCATAGCGAGCAATTTTCTTTTCAAGTGATTCAGCTTTCTTCTTATCACCACGTGCATATGCATCATCAAGAGCCATCTCAGCTAAAGTTCCTTTAATAGACTTAGCTTGAAAGAATGCGTATGTGTTGTTGGCATCAATAGTGTTATTCAAAACCTTTGAACTGTTACCACCAGCCATATATGTGTTGATTGCTAGCAATGCTGCGAATACAACGATAACCCATCCAGCCTTATCTTTGATAAGTGCTTCACGTTCACTGCGTGATAATGGTTTAACTTCTTTAATTTCATCTGCCATAATAGATCTCCTTTGGTTTATTTAGCCAATGGGTTATCTAGAGCCTTTTGGATCTTAACATCAACTGAACGCTCGATAGACTTTAGAGACTGATCGACTTCTTTATTGTTTCTACGGAGTTCATCACGAACTTCTTTGACTGCTTGATCGCTCTCACGCTGAGACTGTTTAGCTGAACGCTCAACAGATTCAACTGTTCCTTCTAAACGACGGATGTCTTGCTTAAGATCGTTCTTGATATCTTGAGTATACTGAACAGATTTCTCGCTGTTCTGCATAGTGATTTCCATCTTCTTGTTTAGATCAGACAAGTCTGGAGCCACGTATTCTGCAATACGCTTCTTCATAGACTGATAGTCTTTGTAAACTTCGAATGCTCCATACAAGCCACCAAGTGTTGATGATACGAGAGTAAACGCTACCATTAGCTTAGCAGGTGTGAATTCATACCCACCAATACTGATGACTGTGTCTTTACTAGCATATTTCTTCATTGCTGCTTCTGCGTCGTCAATCTTAGCGTTGACATCTTTAATTTCTTCTGACATTTTACTTTCCTCTGTTGTATTGTGAATCTACCATTTCATTATGTTTTGCTTCGGAGCCACCAAACATTCTCTGGTTGGCACGATTGTCAATAGTTCTTTGATTATTATAAACTGTGAATGGTTTGTAGCCTACGCCATCTGGCACGACTGACTTGCCATACGAGTCAAATCCAGGTGTAAACCCCATTGCTTGAATAACAACATTCTGGATCTGTTTTTGAGCTTCCATATCAGCTACTTTACCCATCTCATTGGCAAGGTTCTTACCCTTCTCAATGGCGTCTTTCTTTGCTGCTTCTGCTCTGCGTTCTGCTAATTGTTGGCGTGCAGTTGGAGGTGCTGGTTTATCACCACCTTGTCCACCCTGTGCCATCTGAGGTTGTGGACCACCACCTTGTTTTTCTCCACCATCTGCCTTTCCTTCAGGTTTCTTTTCACCACCTTCGTTCTTTGCTTGTTGTTGCGGTGCTGCAGGTGCAGCTGGAGCAGGTGCTGGTGCCACTAACTGAACAGGTGCAGCTGGCGCAGCTGCAGCATTAGCAGTTGGTGCTGGTGTAGAGATTGCTTTGTCAACAGTAGTATTACCAGTTGATGAAGGCGTTGAACTAACTGTCCCTGTTGTGTCTACAGTTGAAGTCGTTGTACTAACAGGTGCAGTAGAAGCAATGACGCCAGCGGTAGCAACAGTTGAAGCAAGGTTTTGCTGTTCAAGTAACATCTTCTTAGCGTAAGCAGTAGAGTAGTTAGGACATGCACGATCATACAATCCATTCAAGTTACATTGTTGAGTAAAGTATGCTGCTTGGTAACCAGCACAGTCTGACATATACAAAGGATTAACAGTACATTGTTGATTGTGGTAGGCATCTGCATATCCTACACAGTCTGTTGCATATAATGGGTTTGCAGAACATTGTTGATTCTTATATGCCACTGCATAACCTGGACAGTCTGTTGCATACAGAGCATTCAATGAACATTGCTGAGTTTTGTAAGCTGCAGCATAGCCAGTACATTGATTGCTATACAATGGATTAAGTGAACACTGTTGATTCAGATATGCTGTTCCATAACCCAAACAATCAGTAGCGTAAAGAGGATCAAGAGAACATTGCTGATTGTGATAAGCAGTAGCGTAACCAGAGCAAGTTCTGCTGTAGAGAGGGTTGATTGAGCATTGTTGGTCTCGGTATGCTGTTTCATATCCAGAGCAAGTTGTAGAGTATAAAGGGTTGCTAGAACACTGGTAGTTTAAGTACGCTGCTGCGTAGCCTGGACAGCTTGTGTTGTAGAGTTGGTTTGCTGTGCACTGCTGGGTTTGATAAGCAGTAGCGTAACCAGCACACTGAGTAGAGTACAGAGGATTGCTAGCACATTGTTGGTCCAAAAATGCCTGTTGGTAACCAGAGCAGGATGTTGAAGAGAGAGGATTAGTAACGCATGGGTCTGCTGTATAAACAACAGATGCGTTGATGTTGTTAATGACTGCACCATTATTTGTAGATGGAGTCATGCTGAATGTACCCATTGTAGAAATAGGAACAGAAGCATTCAATCTTAGTTGTTTACTGAATGTGCCAACTTGACCAGCAGTATGAACATTGGTTTCTGTATAACCAGAAACTCCATAATTATTTGTTAGTTCTGTTGTCATAGAGGCACTTGGATAAACCCAAGTGCCTAGACATCCACCAAGAAAATCCATCCAGTTACAGAATCTATTACCTACACTGTAGTTATAGCTGTAGTCAAACCCATGAACCATTACACCAGTACCAGACAATGCTTGGTTGATGGCAACTGCTTGTGGACCAGTTACACCAGACCATAAAGTCTGTGTTGACACAGTGTTATAGTTAGAACAAGTTGGTGAGTATGCTGGGTTTGTGACACAAGGATCTACGCCATATCTCAAACCAATGTTGACATTACGAACCTGTGGACCAAAGTAACCACCCCAGTAGCCAGTATCCATGCCACTGAACTTAACAGTCATATTACCAAAGTCAGATGGTGGACCAGGATTGTTGTAAGTTACAGTACCATTAAAAGTAGTCCAGTCAAACTTAGTATTGTATGTCCAGCTGTCTGTTCTACGGACAGTGGCGTTATCAGCAGCATAAGTTAGAATGGTGGCAGTTAGTGTATCAGTGCTAGGTTGTCTGTTATCACGATTCAGGTTGTTAATTTCCCAAGAGTAATTATAACCTTTAACTTGGATACCAGAACCAGCATTGGCTAATGCTTGATTGATAGCGAATGTCTGAGATGCAGTTGCTGCACCATAACTAAAGTTGATAGAGTTTGTTGCTGTGTCATACAGCGCACCTGGACCTCCAGCACAACCACCAGATCCGTTAGAACCACATCCAGTTGGCAGTGTGCCTGTGGCTACTCCCGTCCACGTAGACGTGATTAAGTTAGGTGTAGTCTGTACAGTCTGAGAGTTAACTAAACTGGAAAAACCTAACAAAAGAATTGCTAGGTATTTACGCATTAGTCTTTACTCTTAACTGCCTTAGGTTTACGTTCTGGTTCAGCTTCCCAGATTGCTTTGGCAGATTCACCGATCTTGCCATCTACAGGACATGGAGTCCCAGCGTTCATCATTGCGGTGAACACACGTTCGTCTTGACACATAATAGATACGGCAGCAACCTTCATGCCCATATCATAGATACCACGAGCGAGTTTCAATCGTTCGCAGTTCTTATCTGTCATAGTTCCACCCATCGAAATACCGAGGATCTGAGTCTGAACCGCAGCTGATGCGCCAACTGCACAAACATCACTATTAATTACTGTAATGGCTGGTGCAACTGCCGTTGGTGGAGGGGATTTAACAGTAGTTGTGCTTGTACTGTTAGATGTAGAATCTGTTGTACTTCTAGAAGTCGAGTCAGTAATGATTGGGTCAATTGCCCATGCATTCAGTGATGTAGCCATAACAAAAAGGGCGCTTGTGGCGATCTTTTTGAACATCGTGGTATCCTTTTATTGTTATTGTTGAGAAACACAACAACTATTTAGGATTTTGGTTGTTGCAGTTCTTCTACTTCTGTTTCAATAGTTTTAATGTTAACACCTGGAGCACTCTTAACTTTGTTCAAAAATGCTTGTGCTCTGGAGCCTACATTTTCTTCATTGTTTTTAGGGTAGCTTTTAGCGTATAGTTCAGATGACCACTCTTTTGGTGGTTCTTCAGCATCAAGTTCAAGTTCCTCATCGTTAGTCAGAGCGATGTGCTCTTCTGCTTCTTTAGCAGCAGCAAGAATTGATTTAGCTGGTTCTGGTAAATCTACTTTTTCTGCTGTCTCAACAGTATCTTCAAGATGAATTTCAATTGGTCCAGAAACAGGTGGATCTGGTAATAGGTAATCGTCGTCAGATTGGATTACTTTAGTATCTTTTCTCTTTAGATTCCAGTTGGCAGCAATCAACAATAGAACTGCCAATGGATCGAATACAGCAACAATCATCATCGTGACAAAGCGGACTGCTTTCTCTAGGATATCCTCTGATGGATTATCTTCGTAGATGACTGCTGCGATATATTTTATTGGTCCAACTTCTGCTTCGACTTTGCGGACTTCGCTGGCGATGGGCGCTCTTTCTTCGTTGAGTTTGGCGATCTTGGCTTGCGAGGTGCCGATTTCTTGGAGGATTCTGGCTCTGTCTTTGGCTTGTCCTCTACGGATGGCAATGGCTCTGTCTGCTCCACTGGCTTCGGTTGTTCTTGAGATGGTTTGATCAACTTGAGCATCGAGTTGAGTAAGTTCTTTACGGCTTGCATTTATATTCTCCTTTTCGGTCTTGATCTTTTCATCAAGTAATGCTAGTTTTGCGGCAACATCGCCTGAAGGTACAGCTTGGTCCAAATGTGCCTTCGACAAGAAGCCGAAGATACCCATCGATGTTAAAAACATCAGAATTAGTAACGAAATAGTAAAGTAGGTTTTCATCAGCATTGGAATTTCTTTCCAATTGCGATATAACCAAGATGCGATTACAAGTTTAGCTGCGCCGAGAAGCGCACCCATAATGGCGATAGGAATTGGGGCTGAAGCAAAGATAGCCATCAGACCGACAATGGCGTACCACTCGGCGACTGTTGACAAACCTAATGCGATAGCGAAAAGTAAATATGTCATAATTTATTCTTGATATGAGAACCATGGACTCGGACAGAGATCTGCCCATTGTAGTAGTCGTCTGATTCTAATACTCTCCTTGAAAATTGTTCTCTTGCCTCAATGTAAGAGCACTCAGCTTTGGACTTACAAAAGAAAAGAATCTCACGAGTGAAGTTTTCCTTCCCGAGAGACTCTACATCTTTATTTAGCTCGATACTTGAACCATAGTAGTCCATCCAATCAGAGTCGATTTTCGACTTGATCTTCTTTTTCTTCTTCACCCCATTCTTCTGAGTAACCATCTTATAGGTTGTCTTAGAAAACTTGGCTAACTTCTTACCCACGTACATACGACTGTTGGCTTTGTTCGTAATTAAATAAACAAAGCCAACGCAATCTTCTGGTAATGATTCAACAATAATATCTTGATAAGTCCACATAATGGACTATTTATCTCAATACTTTGATGTGACATTCCTAATGTTATAATCTCGCTTAACTGCAATATTCATAGCAACTGCTGCACGTGGTACATTCGTTAAGTTATGCGTCACACCATGGCGCAGATAACCTGGATGCATTAGAAGTTTGAATTTCTCAGCTGGTGCTTGGATTGAACAAAAACCAGAAGCAATATTCCCATCAGCCATCTGTCGGTGCACCATATTGAAATTGTGCGCTGGGCGAGGATCAAAGATTTCTAATGGAGGGTGTTCTGGAATAGTATCTACATAATACACTGCAGCAATATCCACATGATAGTGAGTGTGGATAAAATTATCATGCAGTGGATGCTGAGTCGTACACCAACCACGTTGAATTGTTGACGATATCATCGGATAGTTAAACTTGGATGTATAGTCCTTCACACACTCATGAACCCATTCAGAGAACCGACAAGGTTCATCGAATAGATTCATTGAGTCGTGACCATTATATGTCTGGTACTTGTGTTCTACAAGAGCCTTCAATTCATTATGAATAGACATATCCTCTAGCCAATACTCAGCTATTGGAGTTGCCCATAGTTCACGGTAGTTACTCTTCATCGTCGAAGTCTTCTTCCTCATAGATGTCTGCTGAACAAACTGGGCAGTAGACGATATCTGATAGATTATGGTCGTCACCCTTTACGGTGATTTTACCTGTAGCTTCACAGCTATTACATTCAAAGTGTTTTGTTATTGCCATTACGCTGCCTTCCCCCAAACGTCGTTCCATGAGCCAGACAATGCACCTTTAGCATAGTCAGTCACTCGGTTCTCGAAGAAGTTACCATGCACTGGAGCATTGATCATTTCTTCAACCCATGGAAGCGGATTCTTCTTTACCTTAAAGATGCCCTTCATTCCCAAAGAAATTAAACGGCGATCTGCGATATAACGAATATACTGTTTTACATCAGTTGCTGATAACTCACGCATGTCACCATTGGCATAACACAAGTCGATAAACTTATCTTCCAACTCAACCATCTTCTCAGCGATTGTATATATCTTACTCTTAAGTTCATCATTCCAGATCTCTGGGTTTTCTTTGATAAACTCTTTGAATAAACGAATCATATTCTCTGCATGCATCGTTTCATCAACGATAGACCAAGTAACGATCTGTCCCATACCTTTCATAATACCATGGCGTGGGAAATTCAAGAGCATGATGAACGAACTAAACAACTGCATACCTTCAGTAAAAGCAGAGAACACAGCGATGTGTTCAGCAGTAGAAGCGAGTGTGCCATTGCGACTGGAAAGGTCAGTAACATAGTCATGCTTATCCTTCATCTCTTGATATTCAAGAAACTCATTATAAGTTGATTCAGGCATACCCAAAGTTTCGATCAAGTGAGAGTAAGCAGCGATGTGCAAACCTTCACGTGCAGCAAAACCTAAAAGCATCATACGAACTTCTGGTTGCGGAAAGTATGGAAGATAGTTCTTCACATAACCACCAGCCACGTCAATGTCACCCTGTGTAAAGAATCGGAAGATGTTAGTCAGGAAAGTCTTTTCCTCGACAGTTAGTTTCTTCTTCCAGTCCTTGACGTCTTCCATCATTGGCACTTCAGTGTGCAACCAATGTGCTTGCTCATGCTTCAACCAAGCATCATATGCCCATGGATAATTAAACGGCTTGAAGTGGGTGCGTTCATCCGTCAGTCTACTATTATTCTTCTTTACCATCTTCTAACTCCAACATAATACCGAGAGTGGGATCCACTCCGATAGATTTAACCTTTACTGCACCTTTGTCTGTATAAACATACACAGGAACAAGTATCTTTTCTTTTGTAGTCTCCGCAGCGTCTTGCCAGTGGAGGTATTCTTCACCCCACAACTTACGCATTTGAGAAGCTAGATCATAAGCATCCATTACTTCAAGACCTTAAACTTATGTGCCAGAGAAATACGCATTTCTTTACAATGGATAGTTGGTTCTAAACCAATGTGCTGGAATCTGGAATTGAATATAACGCAACTGTTTGGTTTTGGGTAAGCTGTGTGTAAAGTTCCATCTGGTGTTTCTACGCAAGTAAATCCACCATACTCTGGTTTCCATTCTTTATGCGCATAGTATACCATTGTGATATAGTCATAAGCTGGATCCCATTCTGGCTTCCAGTCTGAGTGTAAGTCACCACATTGTCCGTGGGCTTGACCATTTAGATACATGTGAACTGTTTCTAACTCAGAACCTAATAGAACTTGAAGTTTATTTCTAAATCCAGATTCAATAACATCACACTTACCCCACTTCTCACCCCAGAAGTCTTTCACCCAAAAGTGACGTCCTTCATCATATGTGGCATTTGAGAATTCCCAAACGTATTGGTCTTCGTATTTATGAAAAATGTTTAACTCTTCTTCAGTGAGAAGGTTATCTATCTTATATACTTGAGATGTATCTAACATATTAACCCTCGCATGCAATACAAACGTCGTCACCACCAGTCAAAGCATGAAGATCAATCTCTTTGATCACTTCACGTTCGATGCGCTTGGAAACTTTATCAGCCTTAGCGATCTTATCTGAACGGCAGTAGTACATAGTCTTCAAACCTTGCTTCCATGCTTGGAAATGCACAGCGTGAATATACTTGATGTGACTGTCTGGACGGAAAAACACATTCAGAGACTGGGCTTGATCTATAAATACCTGCCTATCTGCTGCGTGTTGGATGACCCAGCGCTGGTCGATTTCCATAGAAGTCTTGAAAACATCTTTTGTCCAGTCGTCCATCCAATCGAGGTGCTGAACTGAACCATCATTCGCAATGATGCTCGACCATACTTCATCTGCCCAACCCTCTTTATGATTGACTGCTTCTTTTTGGATGAGTTCATCTAAGTAGCGGTTCTTGTTTAGGTGAGAACCCGATA